TTTGGGTATCGTCCATATTTTCAGCAATACCTACGCCAAAAATACTGTACGGGTTCATTTCATAAGGTGCAGCAAAGTAAGGAATGTAAGCTGGTGTAAACGGATTCATTACTAGACGTAGTACTTGACCGTTAGAAATCCAGACGTTTACACTTAATTGTTCTGCATCTTTTAATTCTTTAGGAATATCTATTCCCTGATCTTCGATAATCTCTCTATCTACAAAACCCCAAAATTCTAAAACTTCAAAACGGTCAGCTTTATCTTCTTCTGAGTTATCTTCCATAACTTGCTCCCACCACTCTTTTGTGTAGGATTCACCAAGTCTTAGAACATTGTCGATAGCATTTTCACGGAAGTAAGGACGATTCTTTAGAGCACGTACTTGAGAACGAGACATCTTATGACGTTCTACTACATACTCTGCTTCTTCCATAGTAGCTGCATCAGGGTCTGGATAGAAGTTCCAGATAGATACAGAACTAGTTTGAGGTATTGTCTTAATTACAGGTGAGTATTCACCCTCATCATCCCAGTTAGGATACTCTTTATCTACAGCAAATGGACCTTTCATAATCCCTGTACCAAACAGTGCTGACTCAAATGCTGCAGCACGTAGGTGTTTCTTTGCATGAGATTCTTCTAACTGATCATGGATTTTCTTTTCCATCTTTTTAGCTGCAACTTCTGATGGATAAACCTGTACAGCAGAAGGACTACCGTTTAGTCCAGGTTTTACATCGTCCATAACAGGATCTAGCATTCCCGATAGACCAGCTAAACGTTCTCTAAATTCTGGATAAGTTTCTCCTGGAAGCAGTTCAGCCATACTGCTATCCATAGCTTTACGAACTTCTTCATTAGTTTCGAAGTTTGCAACTTCTTCTACACCCTCTGGAAGAATTGTAGGATCAATGCTGATAGGAAATTTATTACCACCAAACAGGACTTCTGTAATCTGTCCGTAGGCTGCAAGTACTTTAGTCTTTGTAACTTTTACAAATACTTGAGATTTTTCTGTAGAGGTAAACTGGACATCAGGTCCGTATATACCTCGATAATTACGGTAAGCTTGAATCCAACGTTCTTCATCTAGCTGACGAGCTGTCTCAGCCCTGCTAAATTTATCTTTAACAAAAGCAACAATATGGCCTGCAGCTGGATCAAAGTAATCCTCTTCTGGCACATCTTCAATAGAAACGGCTTCTTCCATATCTATTTCTGTTGATTCAAATTCTTCTTCCATATTTTATCCTTAATATCCAAAAGTGGGATCTGATGCTTGAAAGCCAGTGCGCTGGGCAGCGGGATCAAAATCAAATATATTGCTTCTTGGTCTAGTCATTATACCATAACGTAAAGCATCATACAAGTGGTCTTCTGCATGTGTGTCTACATCTTCTGGATTATTTTTATCAAGAGGTAGACCTGGGATTTGTGAGATTGTATTTACACAGGTGTTAAAGAATACCAACCTAGGCTCTTCTGTAAACTCATCTATCTGTAAACGTCTGTGTACTTCGTTCTTACCTGCAACACGAGAACCTTTAGATCTATCTGAAGGTCTCCATCTACAACCTTTTAGAATCATCTGTTCAGCAAGGCTAGGGCCAGTATCACCACGATTATGCCAAAGAGAAGAGTCAAGAACTCCATAACGCATCTTTTCGTTAGCTTCATCTTCTATATCTAATATAAGATCAGCCAGATCTGTAGCTGTAACCTTAGATACATATAGTTCTCTATAAACTACTAGTTGCTCTGATCCAGGAACTATAGTAAACCAAAGAACCCCAGTGTGGGAACCATAACCGTAGTCGCAAGCTCTGAAACGTATCCAGTTACTTGGTATGTCGTATGGCTCAATAACGTGGTCACGTCTGTTAAATTCTGGGAAAGCTGCTCCTTCGTTAACATCCCAGTCACCTTCAAGCAACTGTCTTCGTTGATGTTCAGGCAGAGATAATAGGTTGGCTTCATACAGTCCATCGTCCGAAAGGTAAGGGTTGTCAAAGAGGGTGGCTGGAATAAACTTCCGTTTGAACAGTGGCTCACCCTCTCGACTATGACCTTTCGGCCAAGTGATCACGTCACCATTATCATCAGTAGCATGGAACGATTTGTTTGGAGTCTGAGGGTCGATGAATGTTCTCTTTACCCACTGATGCCCAGGGCCACCTGGGTTGCTTGTTGCTCTCATATACAGTGGCAAACCAGATGCCCTAGTAGTACGGAGACGTGATCTCATGTAGTTCCATGCATAAGGTGTCGGCCATTGTGTAAGTTCATCAAAGCCAATCCAGTTAAAAGCTTGACCTTGGTATCTCATAACGTCATCATCTCTATCAAGATATGACATCCACAATGTAGCACCTGATGGAGCTACCCAAGTCTTATCTCTTTCCATAAACTTAATTCCAGGAATAGCTTTTGGATAGAGTTGTTTACTTACTGATATAAGTTCTCTAAGTTCCTCTGTGCTACGGCGCACAAGAAGCATTCTCGCATTTGGGTTCCCCAAGTAGCGTACAGGGTCGGCAACCATTGCATAGGATTTACCTCCACCAGCAGCACCTCCATAAAGAACCTCCTGTTCAGTTGAAGCCAGAAACCTAGTCTGTGGTCCAGGGTTTGGCTCAAAAATTACCTCTTGTGCAACCTGCTCAAAGTCTAACTCTTCAGGCTTCGGTTGAGCTGGTATACTCTTTTTGACCGAGGAGCCTACCTTCGAGCCTTTCCGCTTTCTCAAGGGCTTCTTTGTAGCGTTGGGCGAGGTAGCGTTGAGTTGCAGCTTCTGTCTTACGTTTTCGCTCAAGTTTTACTCTCTTATATAAACCTACGTGGGAAATATATCTTCCAGATTGTGTACTGAGCCAAGCAGCTACTTCTCTGTAGCTATAACGTTTAAGATGTTTTTTAGCCAGCTCAAATAGTTCTAGTTCTTGTGGAACTGGTAGTAGTATATCACAATCATCTGGGTCTTGTCTATAGCCAAATGGCACATGACTGCCTAATCTTACTACAGGTTTCCAGACATACTCACCATCTACAAAATCTGGCTTAGGTAAAGTCCAAGTTTTATTCGTCTTCATCCGCTTTTTGTGGCAGAATAAATAGTGGATTTGTAGCAGAAACTTCTACTTTTTCTGTTTTAATAAATCCACTACGATCTAAGACATCTTTTGCAGCTGCCATCTTTTCTTTGTTTCCTAGATCTGTTGGGTTATTCATAACTTCAAACATTGAATATGCAGCTTTTGTTGCAGACGAAGCAATAAACTTTTTAGTAAGTGCTGCAATCTCATCTGCAAGTGGCTCTGCTACTTGTCTAGAAGTAACAGCATCTGCATATCCAGCAAGCTTCTTAGCTGTTACTAGATTGCCCCCAGCTTCCTCAAAGAGTACATCAAGGAACTTCTGTTGTTTCTCTGTTAAATTTCTAGTCATTGTGTCACCATGTATATGATAAAACCAAAAACAGTAAAACCTATTGCAAGTAAGACACTTGTTAGAGTCCAGGTAATTATAGCTTCTTGCATTTCAGCTTTACGGTATTCTTGATCTTTCTTTTGTTTTCTTATCTTAGCTTCTGTAGCTACAAGCTCATCCCAAGCAGACGGACCCATAGTAAAGCTAATGTAGTCCTTAAGCTCTTTACGCATTTGTTCAGCTTTACGTTTAGCTGCAAATACTTCCATAGCTTCAGCTTCTACAGAACCGCCAAGTGTTTTCCACCACGGTGGGTTCTTTGTTTGCTTTTCAGCTTGACCTAGGTCAGACATGTGGCCAGCCCATTTAGTTAGCTGACCATGCATGTCTTGCAAGTCTTTGCCTATGGCAAAACCTTTTTTAAGTGCGTTGAAGGCAACAGTAGCCCCACTAATTATTGTAACTGGGTCCACGAGTCTCCTCCCAAAGAACTCACTTCACACCTTCGTGTACTACTCTTTTAATATCTCCACGTCCAATACCAAGGTCGTTTAATTCACGATCTGACATTCGCCACAAGTGCATCTCTGCGATACGGGCATTAGCTTGACGTTGACGTGCTTCGATTAGTCTTTCAAAAAATTTTCTCATTGGTGTCTCCATAAATTGCTGCATTGCAGCTTACAGAGACTAGTTTTACACATATAGTTATACTATACTATTATAAAAATTGCAACCCCGTTACCCGATAGGAACAAAGGTTTCTACTACAGTGACAATAGAATCTATGTGTCCTGCAGATGTAGGCGTAAGTTGAATCTTATCACCAGGCTCAAGTACAAGTTCCATACCTTGAAACTCTAGGTAGTCTCCAGCATTCAAGCTTTTACCTTCTACAAAACCAGAAGCATAGGTCTCAGAAGTATCATACCACTTTACACTAACACTGTTAGTGCTACTACCAGAATTGTTAACAATAAGGTATACTACCTCTGCACTACAATTAGCAGGACAAGTATATACGTCTTCTGTTGTAGTTCCTGTATTGTGGCCCCACACAGAACGTTTACGTGAGGGCTTACCCTGCGTAACTAATGTCATTTCTTCTTCAATGCTTTCTTAACTGTTTTGACCACCCAAGCTTCATTTACTTCAGTCTCTGGATCATCAGCAATAAAGTGTCCGTTCTCATCACGAGCACGAACCATTTCTAGCTTTTCTTCAGTTTTCTTAGGTGCAGCTTTTTTCTTAGGTTTAGGCTTTGCCTCTTGTTCTGCAATAAAAGCTAAGACTTTCTTATCTTTACTTTTCCAGACACCTCTTACCTTCTTACCAAGAACTCCGCCTCGATGATTTACTACTTTATCGCCTACTATTTTCATGATTTCCTCTTTTTAGCCATTCCGCCTTTGGACATACCTTGTTTATTTTTAATACGTTTAATAGAGCCTTCTATGCGTCTAATCTCAGCTTCTTCTTTTCTAGGAACAACACCACGTTTTCTTTTAGCTGCAGCTGCTGCTTTGAGTTCTTTTATTTGAGCTTGAAGTTTAGCAATGTATTTGTTTACCCCAGACTTGCCATCAATTGCAGCTGTAGCAGTAAAACCTATATCCTCTACAGATGGGGTGTTTTTAGTAGTTGGACGTAGCTTAGGTTTTGGAGAAGTTCTCCTATCTGAACCTGGACGTAGTTTAGGTCTAGGAGAAGAAGCAGATCCACCTAAATCTTTACCTTTAGCATTAGCCCAAGCTGTAAGTGCTGCACCTTTAAACTTACCTTTGTTTCTTTTCTTCCAAGCATCTAACTGCTCTTTAGTAACAGCAAGCTTCTTTTTACCGTCTTTACCAGTAAAATACATTGAACCAGCTTTTTGTGCAGCTGCAACTGTTTTGTATTCTTTAGCCATAGTTACTTCCTTGATTTACCGTTAGGCTTCATTGAGGCACCACAATTAGCCATACCACCATGTGCATAGCCTTTTTTTGCCATTCCACCGTATTTGTAACCCATCTTTTTAGCCACTGCTGGGGCTGCTTTCTTCAAAGCTTTCATACCTTCATTCATCGGTTTTTTACCCATTTAACTACTTCCCCTTTTTCTTAGTTGTTTTGTGGTAACCTGTGCCACCGCAATGGGAACAACCTTTACCTTTACACTTTGGACATTTAACTTTTTTCATTTTCTTTTCTTCCCTGACGCTGTTGTTGACCACTTTACTTTTTTAGGGCCAGTTTTCTTCGAGGCTTCTTTTTTGCTAATCTTTCCTGCAACAGCTTTTGGCCTACAGGCTGGGTAGGGTCGCTTGGACTTACTGGCTGAACTACGTCCACACTTCTTACCAGTTTTAACATCAGTCCACTCCTCACCAAACCACTTACCAAGACCACCTCTTTTATTGCTACTTTTTGACTTTGTTGGCTTTCGACCCACTGTAGCCTCCTCCCCGTGCTTTATAAGTTTTAGTTAGCCAAGCAGAACCGTAAGCACTAGGCCACACTTTAAATTTCTTTTTAGCTTCTGCTTTTACACGAGCATATAATTTAGGGTTTGTTGGTTTAGGCATTAGGCATTGCCTCCTTCGACTTTGTGGCAATGTGGTGTAGCATAGGCACCCATTGCTCTTGTGTTGGCAGCTATTTGTTCTGCTTCCTCTAGACAAGCTTGTTCACTGTAAAAGGGTTCAGGTTTTGCAATAATCTTACAGGACAAGGCCATAGGATCAAAACAGACTAGGAGTATTCCTACCCACATCTTAACATCTCCAACGTCTACGTGCCTGACGTAAACGACTGTTAGGATCTTTTGCTGCTTTTGGGAATTGCTTCATCTGACCTGCAGAACGTGCACAATATGACTTTCTACGTTTAGCTCTGGCTCCTGA